TACTAACTTTAAATCTACCTTTACCTTTCCTTTTCTTTACTCTTTTAAATTCATCTTGAATTAATATCTCCTCTTCACGAGGAATTTTACTTTTACCTGTACTAATTAAAACAGATTGTTCTTTTAAAAGAGAGATATAGGTATCATAATCAATATCAAAGACATCCTCAAGTCCAATTATCCTGAGAATTCTTTCATCTATTTTTTCATCAACAAGATCTTCACCACTTTTTCCAACAGCAACTAATGCACCACCCTTTGGTTTTTCTTTTGTTGCGGTAGCAGTTGCTTTTGCTTTTGCAACTGGTGGTTCTTCATTTTCTTCAATAAATGAACTTGCCATTTCGGAAAGATCATTCGTCCTTCCCATAAAAATATTGGAATCTATTTTCCTTTGCTCATCTTCACTTAAAGAACTGTAATAACCGGAAATTAGTGCAATTTGTTCGTCAGAAAGTTTAGACGCGACATCCTTACCGAGTTTGAACTCATATGCCTTACGTAATCTCTCAGTTCGTTTAGACATTTCTTTGTTGTTGCTGTCTTAATTTTTCTTCTTCCAAATGCTGTTTTAAGAGTTCAACATAAATATCCCTCTCCCACGGCATCATATTTTCAATCTCTGTTAATGAATATTTATGATACTGCATCAAGGCAAAATTAAGACGGAAATAATTTTCCAGATCCATATGGATCAGGGCTATGCGAAAAAAGACGATAACCCTTCTAAAATAACTTCACTTTCTACTTCTGTTTTTGGATTAGTAACATTAATTTTATGAGAAAGTTTAGGCATCGTTTCAAAGAAGGTTTCAATTTCTTTGAATTGTGTAGAATTCATCTGCTCAAGAAATTCCATCAGTTCTTTCTTTGTAACATCACCAGCAGACCATACCTCTTCTTCTGTGTAGATTTTGTCAATACAGGATGCAATCAAATCAAATGACTGCTCCATTGCATTAGTTTTCTTAAAGTCAAAGTTATTCTTGATGAATTGATCCAAAGATGGATATTTCATTTCCATCATAATGGAATCATCAATTTTAATCTTATTTGTATGATTTTCGTTTTTCTGAACCTTAATAGAATCCAAATCAATTTTTACAGTAACCGTAGTTTCTTCATCATCGGGGCAAATAACATTTACTTCAATCTCTTCTCCGACAGATTTTGCACGAATATTGAGGAACAGATATTCAATATCAAAAGTAGGAAGAGTTTCTACCTTGGTATTTTTTGTGAGAATACAATTTTTAATAACTGTCTTGATAGCAGTAGTAATTTGCTTTGTGTCTTCACTTTCTAAAGCAATTACTAATACTTTTTCTTCTTTTACAAGAAAGGGTCTATAATGAATCGTTTCACCAGTTGAAGGTAATTCAAGTTCATATGATGGTGTCGCAATTTTAGGTAAAGGCATAATGTCCTATAAAATTCAGGTATGGTTATTTATCACATATCAACGACTCTTCCACCGCGAGCACTTAATGGTCCAAGATCACCAACAAATTGAGTTGGTGTTGGTATGCTAGGATCAACTCCAAAATTATTACCAGGAACATTATTGGTAGTAGTAGTAGGATTATTAGTTTTTGGATTTGGATAATATAAATTATTGACAATATATCTAATATATGCAAATGAAACCGTACATTTCAGTAAAGAAGAAGATTCATAAGAAACTGGCATAGAATTAATAGACACCGGAAATGCCCTAATAAAACGGTATTGTAGGTATCTTTTGTTCAAAGTACTTTGTTTTCCCAAATCTCTTTCAAATTTGTGAATATAAATTGCATCTGCCTTATAGTCTTCTGGATAATTCATTCTATAGTAATATCCATATTTGGTTGGATCTTCCTCTGGACGAGTTTCTGCACCTCCAGTAGATGTTGTATTAATTTGTTCATTTGCAATATATGCCATCCAATTCTCAAAAAAAGAAATTATGGTATAATCATGATCTACATAAAAAGTAAAATCTGCTCTATCATCATATTGCCTTCTATATGCATTCCTTTCAGTAACACCAGTAAAGTCATCGTTTAGTTCATAGGTTGCAATTTGAGATCCGGGCAATGATGCATCACAACAAGAAATTGATATCTGATCATAATCATATTCCTTTACACCAACACCTGCACCTATACGGTTTTTTATCCATCTTCTTACCTGATCGGGTGGATTAAAAAAACATTCATAATGTGACGTAAGCGCCGGATTTAATAGTCTAGATTTGATATCAGAAACACTTCTTACTCTTGGTGCTGGTGAGGCCATCTAAATAAATTTGACAGTATATATTATGTATTAGACATAAGAACAAAAGATGCCTCGGGATTCAAAATATAATCAAGGTAAATTTCATCCCCAAAATCCCCAAAAATATAAAGGAAATGTGAATAATATCATTTATAGAAGTTCTTGGGAATTGAAGTTTATGCAGTGGTGTGATAGAAATGAGAATATTTTGGAATATGGTTCAGAAGAATTTTGGATACCATATCTTTCCCCAGTTGATAATCGGATTCATAGATACTTTCCAGATTTTATCATTAAAGTAAAGGAAAACACGGATAAGATTAAAACATATGTTGTTGAAGTTAAACCACAAAGGCAAACTGTTCCACCAAAGCAAAAGTCAAAAGTTACTAAATCATATCTCTATGAAACACAAACCTATGCAGTAAATCAAGCAAAGTGGAAAGCTGCAGAAGAATGGTGTGCCGATAGACTTTTAAACTTTATGGTCATCACAGAAAAAGAACTTTTCGGTAATAACTAATGGCACAAGGTTTTGGACAATATGTAGGTAAATCTTCAACATCAAGAATAAAGGAACTTAAGAAAAGAGTCAGAAAAGAAAATACAAAAGATCCTGAAGATTTAATGATGATTATCATGGACGTTTTTAAAGAAGAAGTATTATATCCAGAGCCAGGAAAATTTTATACTTTTCTTTATACTGCCAAAACTCCAAATATTGAATATGATCAGCATCCCCTAATTGCCTGCACTGATATTCAAAAATGGGGATTTAGGGGATTAAATTTTCACTGGAGGAAATATAGAAACTATACATGGCAAGAAGTCATAGGTAAACTGCACGTAGTTCGTGAAAATGAACTTGATGAGTTACTTGCACTGAGTTATGGAAAATTCCGTCTAAATAAATAAAAAAACTGTAAAATGTTTAGAAGAACAGGAAAATATATTCTAAACACCTCTTTTGGTAAGGAGGTATTCTGATGTCCACGCCTCCACAACAGACACCATTATCACAACCATTTCTTTTAGGTATAGATTCTGCAGGAAAAAAATCAGGAGAAACTGGGTACGATACTAATAAACAAATTCAATTTAAAACCCAAGTTGCTGTTGGTTCAAATCCAGATGCCTCCATAGGAGTATTTGCAAAAAATCCAACTACAGGAAAAGATGTTTATGTAGGAACTATAGATAAAGAGAAACATTTTAAACCAGATTCAACTTTTAATGCATATGGAGTTTCTTCAGATGTAAATATAAATAAAAAAATATCACAGCAAGTTAGATCAAATACGAAAGATATTAATCAAAAGGCAATTCAACAAGCAAAAGATAATAATATAAAACCAGAAGAAGTAACCAATAATCCACCAGCTACAAAACCGGAAGCAGGTGGTTTAACTGCGGGTTCAACTGAAGATACCACACTAAAAGATGCTACAAGTAAATATAGAGGAAGACAAAAATATGGTGATGTAAAATATCCAGAAGATTTAAAATCAGATCGGCAAGACTGTATAAAATTTACAATTATACAGTATAATCCAGTAACATTATCACCATCAAATACAAGTCAAAGAAATGTGGGGTTTATTGAAGATGAAAGTAAAACAAATAGATCAATTTTAGGATCAATTACATTACCAATTCCTGGCAATATCACCGATAGAAATAGTGCCGATTGGTCAAAGAGTGATATGTCAGTTATTACTCAAGCAATGGCTGATGCCACGAATAGTTTCTTAGTAGGTGGTGCCGAGGCGGGAAAAAATGCAGCAGAAAAAGGTGTTAAATCTATAGCAAACGATAAAAATATTTTAACGGCAGTAATTGCGGCTAAAGTTACCGAAGGTACATTAGGAAGTTCAGCAAACGTATTGGCAAGACAATATGGCGCTGTTCCAAATCCAAATGCAGAATTACTCTTTAATGGTCCTTCTTTAAGAGAGTTTAGTTTTACATTCAAAATGTCTCCAAGAGGACCAAAAGAAGCAAAGGATGTTAGAACAATTATTAGGTATTTTAAACAGGCAATGTCAGTTAAAAGAACAGAATCTGTTCTTCTTTTAAAAAGTCCTCATACATTTGCAATTTCATATCTGACTGGTAAAGACGCACATCCTTATTTGAATAAATTTAAAGAGTGTGCCCTAACAAGTTGTAGTGTAAATTATACTCCTTATGGATCTTATATGACATATGGAAAGAAAAAAAATGATAATAGAACACCAGATATAGATACACATTCTATGGTTGCATATGAACTCACTCTTGGATTTCAAGAACTTGAACCAGTATTTGATGATGACTATATTGATGGTGATAAAATTCCAACAGAGATAGGTTACTAAAATGGCATCATATTTCCGTCAGGTTCCAAATTTTGATTACGTTAGCAGATTACCCGATGCTAAAATATCAGATTATATTTCTGTAAAGAACCTTTTTAAGAAGGGAAAACTCAGAGATGATATTTTTCAGGATTTATCATTTTTTGAAAAATATAAAGTTGTCGGAGATGAAAGACCCGATAACGTTGCATTTAAGATTTATGACGATTCAACTCTGGATTGGGTAGTATTGCTCTCAAACAACATTGTCAACATTCAATCAGAATGGCCTTTGACTCAAAGTTCTCTTGATACTCATCTATTATCCAAGTACGGTGATTATGATACTCTTTACAGTGGAATTCATCATTATGAGACAACTGCGGTTACAAATAGTCAGGGAGTAACAATTGTTGCTGCTGGACTTCAAGTTTCCTCACCGTATTCTGTAAATTATTATGATTACTTTGCTGGTTATCAAGTTGACAGTGGAGACATTGCAGTACCAGTCACAAATTATGAGTACGAAAATAAACTAGAAGAAGATAAGAGAAATATTTTTGTTCTCAAACCATTCTATCTGAATATTGTAATGAATGATATGGGAGATATTATGCCATACAAAAAAGGGTCCTCACAGTATGTTAGTGAGGACCTGAAGAGAGGAGATAATATCCGTTTAACTAGTTAATCACTCTTCGGCAAGACGCTGAAAGTAGC